TATACATAGTACGACTACAGACAGAACTGGGTGACTGCAACGAAGCCATGGATGATGCCGAGGAGGCACTCGAAGCGGCAGACAAGGCAGTATCGGTCTATCAGCAGGTGCTGACGGACGTAGCACACAATCAAGCAACGCTGGAGGTAACAGAAGATGGTCACATCATCGCAACGCACCGCTCTTTTGGAAAAGTACAGGTACATTAATGTCGAGCACTACCAGTGGTGGGACTGCGTCTACTCTGACTTCAAGGAAGACATGAAGGCGGTGGGCGTAGATGTGCACCGCATATACTTCTCCGGGTTCTACTCGCAGGGTGACGGTGCCTGCTTCGCGGGCAAGCTCGACAACGCACTGGTCTACCTCGACCACCACCACAAGGATCAGTACCCCATGATCCGCAAGCTGCTGGAGGCAGGCGGCGGGGTGTATGCAAGCTGCGACCACTGGGGGCGGTACTACCACGAGAACTGCACGCAGTTCTGGGTGGATGCTGACACGCTGACAGGGGTGATCGAGCAGCCGACTGAGTTCCACGAGGCTATCGTCGAGCAGTGGCAGGAGCTGCTTGTCAGGGAGATGGACAGCTTCGAGACTGACGTGACTGAACAGTGGCGGACCTGCATGCAGGAGCTCTACTGCAAGCTCGAAGCTGAGTACGACCATCTCACAAGCGACGATGTGGTATGGGGAACCATCACGGCCAACGAGTTAGACACAGACGCGGAGGACTTCGATGAGGCTGCCTAATCTACTGGCCAAGTGCGATGACTGTGACTGCGAAAGCAACTGTCACCCACCAGAGATGGTGGCGTGGTCCCCCAACAGGGGGAAGTGGTTGTGTAGCGAGTGCTGGGGTGAGGACCAAGAGTATGACGAGGTGAAGGACGTATATATAAACGAGGTGCCCATGGTCTATGCGAAGGACGCACTGGATGATGGTGAGGAGCAGATGCGGCGACTGATCGCTGCGGCAACAGCAAAACGACTTGGAGTATAGAACACATGACACAACTCAACTCTTACACACAGGCAGCGGCGACGTTCGCCAAGGCCCGCAAGCCCATTGCAGGCAAGCCACTACTCGCCCAAGGGTGGCGGCTGTTCAAGGACGGCGACGAGTACGTCGTCTATCACCTCTCGGCGCAGGTGGCCCGCTTCCTGCCTGACAACACCCTCCGATTGCTGGTCCCTGCGACCGGTGTCAATCGGCTCATGCCGCACACCATCCATCACGCCCTGCCCATGCGGTACGTGCGGCGGTCCGCTGCCCACTATAGGGTCCACCCGTTTGTGTCCGGCAGTAGTATGGAGGAGCACGAGTCCATCCCGGACGGCTATCGCCTGCATGACGGCCTGACCATCGACCTGACGACGAGGCTGGCGCCCAGCTACAGGGAGCCCCAGATCGTGACCGACCCTGCCGCCCGTCGGGACTGGCTGGCCAAGTCCAAGGCGCTCAAGACCTACCTCAAGACCATCGCCAAGCTGGGTGGGTTTGCCGCTAGGATCGAGGCTATGCAGGCTGATGCGTCGCAGAAGCGGTGGACCGCTCCCAGTATGATCCACAGCTCACCCGAGAACGTGGAGACCCTGCTTGCCGCCCTCGACCACATCGGCTTGGAGCATCTTGTGCAGCGCGTAACAGAGGACATGTTCCGGACGTTCTTCTACACACCCAGTGTCGCAGATCAGATCAAGCGCGTCGACACAATCATCAACCACCACAGCATCGCCCTGCGCACCGCGCTTGGCGTAATCACAGAAGTCTGAGGAGAACACTATGAACACGACACCAAACCTGCAACTCGTACCCATCGAGACCACGATCATTGTGGCCAACGTGCTGCCCTCCGGGGCAGCCTTCGCTGTCCGTCTGGATAACGGGGACAACTGCTACGTACCGGTCAGCGTATCAAAGGCCGGCGCTATTGTGCTGGGGGCCGAGATCACCGCCCGTCTGGTACCCAATCGGTTCCCCGACAAGGCAGACCGGACGCCATGGCTGGCTGTCCATGCAGCCCGCAGCACGGGGCAGGTCTCGGCGGCCCCCGCTGCACCTGTACAGTACGCCATGCCGTTCGCTGAGTTCGAGTTTGTGGAGCCCCCGCAGGTTGCCAAGCCGACCACGGCAGATCGCGTGCGGTACCAGCTGGCCCAAGGTGGGGTGTGGACCGTCGGCTCCCTGTTTGAGGAGCTGTTCCCCGGCAAGACCCGAGGTGATGGGCTGACCGACTACAGTGCCATCTCCGGCACGCTGCGCAGCATGTTCATCAAGGGCGAGTGCTCCAAGTTCACCATGTGGAGGACATCCGAGCAGAGCAAACCGAGCCGGGAGTGGTTCACCTGCCACCCTGACCGGGCCGACGTCGATGAATGGGAGGGATGATATGAACACCGCACGGTTCTGGCTGCTGCTGCCCGTAGCAATATGGGCTTTCGGTGTCATGGGGGCAGTCTTCTATGGCATGGCTGCCCGCTATGGCTGGATCGAACACATCATAGGAGGGTGTCAGTGACATGAACAAGTGTCCAGAGAAGTACCGTGGACTGTCGGCGGCAAGGGAGTGCCGCCTCAGGTCCATACGCTCAGGTATCACCGAGATACCCGGGCGGTTGCCGATGTCGGCGGATGAGAAGCGCGGCAAGCAGACCATAGAGGTCGAGACCCGCAGCCAGAAGATCATCGTAGCCCTGCGCAAGCGGCCCATGAGGGGGTACGAAATCTACAAGCTGCTCGGAGTGACACCGCAGGTCGCCCACAACACGCTGTCGTCCATGTTGAACGACGGCCTGATCGAGTACCGCAAGGAGGGGCGAGCCCGCCCTGTCTGGGCCATCGCCAAGGCAAAAACAAGTGACACACAAGGAGACGTCACATGAGTGAGTACCCACTGAACTCTGAGCGGCTGGAGACATGGGCCATCGACATGGCCAAGCATGTGGCCAAGCTGTCCAAGGACCCGTCGACCAAGGTCGGGGCCCTCCTGTTTGACCACAAGCGGCGCTTCGTCAGCGCCGGGTACAATGGCTTGCCTCGTGGCGTGCAGGACACGCCCGAGCGGCTGACCGACCGCGAGGTCAAGTACAAGATGATCCGTCATGCAGAGGCCAATGCCATCGCCTTTGCCACGGCGCCCCTCGAAGGGGCGACGCTGGTGGTGACCCACCCCTGCTGTGCCCAGTGCGCTGGGGCTGCCATCCAAGCGGGCATTGCCCATGTCGTCTGGTCCAAGCCCGAGGCCACCTTCCTCAGCAGGTGGGGTGCAGACCTCCGCCTCGTGTTGGAGATGTTTCAGGAAGCAGGAGTTGAAGTCCATGAAGTCTGAGGAGCAGGGGGCCAACCTCGGTGGGGTCAAGTTCGATCAAGGCAAGCTGCGCTACGACCTGATCCCGCCCGAGATGCTGGAGGAAGCAGCGCTTGTATTAACTTACGGTGCTGCCAAGTATGGTGATCGTAATTGGGAGGAGGGTATGCTGTGGAGCCGACCCTTTGGTGCACTTATGCGCCACATGTGGGCATGGTGGGGTGGTCAGGACAATGACCCAGAGACAGGGTATTCGCATCTGTCTCATGCCCTGTGTTGTATTACGTTCTTGTCAGTGTACAGGCGCCGCAGTATAGGCGTAGATGACAGACACAAACTAAGGAGTGAATGATGGACATTGTCACTATCGACTTCGAGACATACTACGACAGGGATTACTCTCTGTCCAAGATCACAACGGAAGCGTACGTCCGGTCACCTCTGTTCGAGGTCATCGGGGTGGGCGTCAAGGTCAACGACGGGCCGGTGGACACCTACACCGGGGACAACCCGGGCAAGTTCCTCAAGTCGCTCGACTACAGCGACAAGGCGATCCTCTGCCACAACACGCTGTTCGATGGCGCCATCCTGTCGTGGCACTTCGGCATCAAGCCCAAGCTGTGGCTCGACACACTATCCATGGCGCGGCCCAAGCACCAGTCCACTGTGGGTGGTAGCCTCAAGGCGCTGGCCCAGCACTACGAGTTGGGTCAGAAGGGCGAGGAGGTCATCCTCGCGATCGGCAAACGGCGCAAGGACTTCAGCCCCGCAGAGCTTGCTGCATACATGCGCTACTGTGCGAACGACGTGGACCTGACCTATGCCCTGTTCAAGAAGCTGCGCAAAGGGTTCCCGGTGTCCGAGTTGCGGATCATCGACAGCACGCTCCGGATGTACACCGAGCCGACAGTCGAGCTGGATGTGGACAAGTTGGCGGACCACCTCGTGGTGGTGCAGGCGGAGAAGCAGCAGCTGCTCGACACCCTTGGGGGCAAGGGCAAGGACATCCTCATGTCCAACGACAAGTTCGCCAAGCTGCTGCGCCGCTGCGGGGTGGAGCCGCCGACCAAGATCAGCACCACCACTGGCAAGGAAGCCTTCGCCTTTGCCAAGACAGACCTCGCGTTCCTCGCGCTGCAGGACCACCACAACCCCGTCGTCCAGACACTGGTGGCCGCCCGGCTCGGGCTCAAGTCCACACTGGAGGAGACGCGCACCGCCTCCCTGATCGGTGTGGCCGGCCGCGGCCGCCTGCCCATCATGCTCAACTACTACGGTGCCCACACTGGGCGCTTCTCCGGCGGCGACAAGATGAACCTCCAGAACCTACCTCGCGGTGGGGTGCTGCGCCAAGCCCTTCGGGCCCCCGAGGGGCACAAGATCATCAGCTGTGACAGCAGCCAGATCGAGGCGCGCATGGTGGCCTACATCGCCGGGCAGAGCGACCTCGTGCAGTGGTTCCGTGAGGGGCGAGACGTGTACTCCGAGTTCGCCACCGTCTTCTATGGCCGCAAGGTGTCCAAGGCGGATAAGCTGGAGCGCCACGTCGGCAAGTCCGCCATCCTTGGGTTAGGCTATGGCATGTCAGCGGAGAAGTTCGCACTGACCCTCAAGCGTGGCAAGCCACCAGTGGACATCCCTGAGGAGGACGTCGAGCGTCTGGTACGCACGTACCGTACAGGCTACCACCAGATCGTGAAGCTGTGGGGTGAGTGCGGCTATGCCCTGTCCAGCATGGCAGCAGGACGCAGGGGGCGGATCGGCAACATCCTGACCTACGACGCCGACGGCATCCTCCTGCCCAACGGCATGCGGCTCCAGTACCACGGGCTCACGGCTGCCACCCGGCAGTTCACCTACATCCAAGACAGGCGCATGTTTGACAGAGCTATGAAGGCTCGGTTGGCTGGCGACACGAAGGACGTGGACAAGGGCACGATCCCCGGCCAGAGCCGCATCTACGGCGCGATGGTGGTGGAGAATGTGACCCAAGCGCTGGCCCGCATCGTGGTGGCCGAGCAGATGCTGGCAATCAGGGACGTCGGGTACCACGTCGCCTTCCAAGTCCACGACGAGAACGTCTGCATAGTGCCAGAGGATCAGGCAGAGCAGGCGGAGAAGGACATCGTGGCCATCATGTCCACCGCCCCCACTTGGGCGCCCGACCTGCCCGTGGCCTGCGAGGCAGGCACAGCTTACACCTATGGAGATACGTGATGACCACCAAACTCGCCCACTCCTACACCGCCCTCAAGATGTACGAAACGTGCCCAAAAAGGTACTACCACCAGCGCATCACCAAGGAGGTCAAGGACAGCGCCGGCGCGGCCACCGTCTATGGCGAGCGGGTGCACAAGCAGCTGGAGGATGCGCTCAAGGGCGCCGCCCCGCTGCCCGCAGAGACAGTGTCGCTGCAGCCCCTGTGTGATGTGCTGGCAACGCACGTCGCCAAGGGTGGGGCCACCCTCACAATCGAGCAGGAGTACACCCTGAACAGTGACCTCCAGCCCACTGGCTGGTTCGACGCAGACGCATGGCTGCGGTTCAAGCTGGACGTGCTCATCATCCGGCCCGATGCCAAGGCCATCGTGGTGGACTGGAAGACTGGCAAGCGCCGCCCCGACTTCGATCAGCTGGAGATGTTTGCCCTTGCAACCTTCGCCTTCAACCCGGAGGTCACCGCTGTCACGTCCATGTTTGTGTGGACGAAGGAGAACGCCACCGACCGCGAGACGTACAAGCGCGAGCATGCCGACGGCATGTGGACCAAGCTGCTCACTCGTATCCACCGGGTGGAGAAGTCGCTGGAGACAGGCAACTGGCCAGCCAAGCCGAGCGGACTGTGCAAGTTCTGCCCGTGTAAAGGTTTCTGCGAGTTCGCGTCTTGACTGTAAAGTAGAGGGGTGACACCATGGCTACTCCAGAGGGGCGTATCAAGACAGCGCTCGACAAGATGATGAAGGCTGAGCGGGTGTGGTTTTACCCCCCGCAGGCCGGACCATTTGGTAGTGCAGGTATTCCAGACCGAGTTGCGGTTGTGGAAGGCTTGTTCGTGGGTATCGAGTGTAAAGCTGACGCCACTAAGAAGCCTACGGCACTGCAGATCAAGTGCATGGCAGACATTGAGGCAGCGGGTGGGAAGTGTTTCGTGGTCTATGACAAGGCCACGATTGAGCAGGTAAGGGAATGGATACATGCTTGTCGTCGAGTCCGCGAGGGCCGTGGCCCTCAAACTGAATGACCCACACAGGGTCCTAGAGTGCATACCCAAGTCGCGGCAGCTGCCGTCTGACCCCAGCATCGTCGTGGTCCCGCATCGCGTGCGCGAGATGCAGCGCCTCAAGGAGCTGGGGTTCAACCCGCCATCGCCCATCGGCTACCAGTACGACTGGCCCGGGCAGTTCACGCCCTACGACCACCAGAAATCCACGGCCGACTTCCTTACTCTGCACAAGCGCTGCCTTGTGCTGAACTCGATCGGTACAGGCAAAACAGTCAGCGCTCTGTGGGCGGCCGACTACCTGATGAACGCCGGCATCATCAAGAAGGTGCTGATCCTATCCCCGCTGTCCACGCTGGAGCGGGTGTGGGGCGACGCTGTATTCAAGGAGTTCTTTCACCGCAAGTCGGTGACCCTCTATGGCGACGCCAAGCGGCGCATCAAGATGCTGAACACCGAGGCCGACTTCTACATCATCAACCACGACGGCTTTCCGATCATCGCCAAGGAGGCGTTGGACAAGTTCGACCTCGTCATCATCGACGAGGCAGCAGTCTACAGGAACCCGTCGACCCGGCGGTTCAAGCAGTTCTACCGATGGCTGCAGGTGCAGCCCGACCTGAACCTGTGGCTGATGACCGGCACGCCTACCCCCAACGAGCCGACTGACGCATGGGCGCTGGCCAAGCTGGTCAACAGCCCGCACATGTCCAAGAGCTACACAGGTTTCAGAGAGCAGGTCATGACCAAGATCGGCCAGTGGAAGTTCGTCCCGCGCCCGGACAGCGTGGACATTGTGAAGCACGTGCTCCAGCCATCCATCCGCTTCACCCGAGAGGACTGTCTGGACCTGCCGGACACCGTCATCCAGACCCGCAAGGTGGAGATGACCGCAGAGCAGGCCAAGCACTACAAGCAGATGGTCAAGCAGCTGGTCACCGAGGTAGCGGGCGGCACGATCACGGCGGTCAACGAGGCAGTCAAGGCGCAGAAGCTCATTCAGATCGCGCTTGGCGTGGCCTACGGCGAGCACGGCGAGAGGCTGGAGCTGGACTGCGCGCCACGCATCAACGCGGTCAAGGAGGTCATCGAGGAGGCGGGGGAGAAGGTCATCCTGTTCGTCCCGCTGACAGGCACCCTGCGCATGCTGGAGCGCGAGCTGTCCAAGCACTGGACTGTGGCTGTCGTCAACGGCGAGGTGTCCTCAGCCAAGCGCAACGACATCTTCCACAACTTTCAGAACGCCCGTGACCCACGCATCCTTATTGCACATCCTGCAACAATGGCGCATGGATTGACCTTGACAGCAGCGTCAACTGTTGTATGGTACGGACCTATAACCAGTAACGAACAGTATGTTCAGGCGAACGGCCGCGTCGAACGCATAGGCAAGAGGCACGTGTCGAACGTCGTACACATAGAAGCAACCGAGGTAGAGCACCGCATCTATGAGCGACTGCAGAATAAGCAGAAGCTACAGGGTGTGCTGCTGGACCTGATAGCCCAGATGGGAAAGGACTGAGATGAGCTTTGTTATCGAGAAGGATGTACCACTGCCGCAGAAGAACGTGCGGTGGAAGTATCCGTTCGACCAGTTGGAGCTGGGTGACAGCTTCTTCGTCGCCAACAAGGATACCACGCAGATGTCCGCGCTGTGCAAGCGGGCGGGCAAGCGCTATGGCGGCCGGTTCGTGACGTCCAAGGCAGAGAAGGACGGCCAGACTGGCGTCCGGGTATGGAGGCTGGAATGAGCTTCACAGTTGAGCAGGTGGTGGAGACGTACCTCAAACTTCGGAGGAAGAAGGAGGCGGTAGAGAACGAGACCAAGGACAGGGTCGCCGAGCTCAAGGCCAAGATGACGAAGCTGGAGTCGTGGCTGATGCAGAAGGCGGACGAGGACGGCGTGACGTCCTTCAAGACCACCGCTGGCACTGCGTTCGTGACCACCACGGACTTCGCCAACGTCGCTGACTGGGATGCTGTGCTCACGTTCATCAAGGAGAACGATGCGTTCGACATGCTGGAGAAGCGTGTGTCCAAGACCGCGGTCCGGGCACACATGGATGAGACTGGCGACGTCCCGCCGGGCATCACCTACGGCAGCAAGATCGGGATCAACGTCCGCAAGGCGTCGACCGAAGACTGAATAACCTAAGCTCAGAGAGGGAACACCATGACACTTCACCCATCTCCGCAGGAGTTCACCGAGGAGGAGATCGAGCAGGATCACGTCCTGCAGTTCTTCCACTACGCACATCTGCCGGATGTGCTGCAATCCCGGTCCAGACCGTTCTGTGATGTGGCCCGTCAGATCATCGACACCACACCGCGCAACCCGGAGCGCACTGTCGCACTCCGCAAACTGCTCGAAGCCAAGGACGCCAATGTCCGTGCCTTCGTTGCGTCTGCCCGCTAACCCGAGAGGAAACCATGAGCAACATCGTACCGACCAATATCCAAATCCCGGCCCACCTCGCACGTCTGGTAGGCCAACCCTCTGCTCTGTCGGCCGCGCTGGCCGGTGGGCTGGCAGGCGGCGCAGAGTACCCGCGCATCTCCATCAAGGGCTCGCGCTTCCGCATCGTCGAAGGCGGCACCGAGACCGTGCTCGAAGACACCAAGCTGTCGGTTGTCGTCGTGGGCGCCAACGCCCGTCTGTCGAAGACGTACTACGCAAAGCAGTGGACCCCCGACGCCGAGCCCAGTTCGCCCGACTGCTACTCCTTGGACGGCGTGCGGCCTGCCGCTGACAGCACCGACCCACAGAACGACGCTTGCGCCGGCTGCCCCATGAACGCTTGGGGTTCCAAGATCACGCCGATGGGTCAGCAGATCAAGGCCTGCGCAGACCAGAAGCGTCTGGCTGTCGTCGCCTCGAACGATCCGACCGGGCCGGTGTACCTGCTGCAGATCACGCCTGCTGCCCTCAAGGGTCTGGCGTCCTACCAGAAGGAGCTGTCGGTTCGTGGCATCCCGGTTGAGGCGGTCAAGACCGTCGTGACTTTCGACACCGATGCCAGCTTCCCCAAGCTCGCGTTCAAGTTCGGCGGCTTCCTTGAGGCGGACGAGTATGCCGCAGTCGAGGAGCTGTTCGGATCGGACAAGGTGATGGAGATCACGGGCGAAAAGGTCGCCGCCGCTGCCGAGGAGGAAGCCCCGGCACCCAAGCCGAAGGCTGCCGCCAAGCCAGCTGCCAAGGTTGCGCCTGCACCAGAGCCGGAGCCGGAGCCGGAAGAAGCGCCCGCGCCCAAGCGTGGGTTCGGTGCCAAGGCGGCCCCCGCTGCGGTGGAGAAGGCAGAAGCTCCGGCACCCAAGCCGAAGCCTGCCGCCAAGCCCGCCGCCAAGGCTGCAGCGCCCAAGGTCGAGAAGGCGCCATCGTCTCTGGCAGACGAGATCGCATCCCTGATGGAGGACATGGATGCAGACGACTGAGCCTAAGGGGGTCACGTTCGAGAAGATCGACGCGCTCCGTAGGCACATGCTTCTGACGAATACCCAGATGGCACGGTTACTCGGGGTGTCCCGAGTAACCTACTACAACTGGCGAAGCGTCGGGCGCCCAGCTGAGCGAAACGTCACCAAGACGCGGGCTATCTTGAAAGACCTGCTGCGTGTTATGGTGGAACACGCGTGGCCGACACCCGCTGTCGTGGCTATGGATCAGGACGACCGGCTCATCGAGCTACAAAAACTGATCCGGGTAGTATAGGGATGGGGGCTCGGGCCCCCATTCAACCGAGCAGGGTAGGGAAATGGACACAACAGAGTTCTTCAGTCGGGTGCTGCCCGACACCGGTTACTACGTCGCCACAGTCATAAACCCAGACAGACGTGCGCAGAAATCATACGAGACCATAGACGCGCTGGCCAATGCCGTCATCAGGATCGACATCGCAGGTGGCAACGTCTACTACGCAATGTCCTCGTTCGTTGAGGCGGGGAACCGCAAGCAGATCAACGTCGAACTCACCAAGTCCCTGTTCATCGACATCGACTGCGGTGAGGACAAACCCTTCGTCGACCAGCGCGAGGGCGCCAAAGCCCTCAAAGTATTCCTCAAGGCCAGCGGCCTACCCGCCCCCATGATCGTGAACTCGGGCCGTGGTCTGCACGTGTACTGGCCACTGACCGAGGCGCTTGCACCTGCGGACTGGCAGCCTCTGGCTGATGCACTCAAGGAGTGCGCCAAGCACCACGACTTCCAGATCGACGCGGCCGTCACAGCTGACAGCGCCCGTGTGCTGCGCCCTGTGGGCACTCACAACCCAAAGAACGGGGCCGAGGTCGCGCTCATCAAGGACGCGCCGGACAACACCCCCGGCGGTATGCGGGCAGCACTGGCCCAGTTCATGCACAGGGCCCCCGTCAAGCGCGGGTTCACCGCTCAGGCCAAGCCTGTGTCCAGCATCACGGCGTCGCTTGGGTCCGGCACGGAGTACGAGCCCGCTGTTGCAGGGAACATAATTGGTGGATGCGCGCAGGTGCGATGGGCAGCGAACAACCAGACCGATGTGGAGGAGCCCTTCTGGTACGCACTGCTCGGGATCGCCGCCTTCTGCGATGACCCGGAGGGCACCGCCGTTGCGTGGTCAGACCAGCACCCGGGCTACGACTACTCCAAGACCGTCCTGAAGATCGAGCAGTGGCGCGGCCGGGCGACGGGCCCGACCACCTGTGCCAAGTTCAAGGACCTGCGCTCCGCTGGATGCAGCAAGTGCCCCTATGCTGGCAAGATCACCACGCCCTGCCAGATCGGCCGCAAGATGGCTGAGGCCGAGGGTCCTGCTGCGGACGTCATCGACGTCGTCGCCAATGAGGTGCCGCTGCCCCAAGGGTTCAAGCGCACCAAGGCCGGCGGCCTCGCCCAGACCATCGACGACACTGACATCGAGGTCGTACCCTTCGACCTGTACCCTGTGAGCTACGGCAAGGACGAGGCTCTGGGTTACGAGGTGGTCCGGTTCCACTGGAAGCGGCCGCACAAAGGGTGGCAGGAGATCAAGTTCCGCCAAGCCTACCTCGCCGACGGGAACCGGGAGTTCCCTACTGCCATCGCTGACCAAGGGATCGTACTCCCGTTCAAAGGTCTGACCGAAAGGTTTCAGTACATGCTGCGTGCGTATATGGATGAGCTCCGGAAACTTCGGACCACCACCAACCTCTACACCTCGCTCGGGTGGAAGGACGAGGACGCCCTGTTCGTGATCGGGGATAAACAGGTCCGCAAGGATGAGGCGGGGCAGGTTGTGGTGGAGGACGTGGTCCTCTCCTCGGCGGTCCAGCGCGTCAGCACGGGGATGTATGGCACCAAGGGCAGCCATGAGAAGTGGCTCAAGGTCACCAAGCTGATGGAGCTGGCCGGGCTCAACGCGCACATCTTCGCCATGGGTGTGTCCATGTCGGCCCCGCTCTACAATTTCACCGGCCTCAAGGGCGGGGTGCTCTCGCTCTACGGTCCGACGGGCAGCGGCAAGTCACTGGCCCAGCTGGCGATGCAGTCAGTGTGGGGCAACCCTGTCGAGCTGCACTTCCAGTCCAAGTACACACAGAACGCCCTGTTCACCCGGCTGTCGTTCTACAACAACCTCCCCATGACCATCGACGAGACGACCATGATGCCCGACAAGGAGGTCGGCGACTTCATCTATGGCGTGACACAGGGCCGGGACAAGAGCCGCCTCAACGCCCGCGTCGAGGAGCGTGACCCACGGACATGGGCGGCGCCCGTGACCCTCTCAACCAACCGCCCCATGGGCGGCAAGCTGCTGGCGGCGACCTTCGAGACTGACGCGCAAATGGCGCGGATGCTGGAGCTCTCGCTGGAGAGCGCGGACATCTTCACCAAGAGCACCGATGTAGGGCGCAAGTTCTACGATACAGTGACCCGCAATTATGGCCACGTCGGGCTGCTGATCCTGCAGTGGCTAGTGGAGCTGGGCGCGGCTGCGATTGAGAAGATGATCGCCGACCACATGGTTGCCTTCGAGAAGAAGTACAAGGTCGGGTTCAGCGGTGAGGAGCGGTACTGGGAGGTCATGATCGTGCTGGCTGACCTGATGAACAAGGTTGCCAAGGAGCGTGGGTGGGTCGACTACGACTATGTCCCTGCCACGGACTACGCACTGGCGCAGGCAGGCATGACCCGGCGCAGCATCAGCGCATCCAAGACCGACGAGTTCGATCTGCTCGGCGAGTACCTCAACGAGATGCGGGCGGCGACGGTCATCGTGTCACACGTGGATGGCAGTGACCTGCCCATCTACGACGCACTCAGGCTGCCACGGGCGGAGGTGCGCGTGCGCTTCGACCTCTACCGCAAGACCATCAACGCCAAGAACGACCGCGGCATCTTGCTACTCGACAGGGCGCACCTGCGCAAGTGGATGGCGAGCCGGGGCGGGGACTGGAAGAAGTTCGGTGACACCCTCGTGGCGGACAGCATCGACGCAACGCCGGCTTCCAAGAAGGCCATCCTCGGTCGCGGCATCCCAGAGCTCAGGCTACCACAGACCTATGTGCTGGGGATCAACATCGCCCACGACCGGCTCCGCACTCTCTTGGAGAATGAAGATGATCGGCCGGAGGCGATGACGCTGGGCCAGCTGCGGACAGTCTAGTTCGACGTCCACAGGTCCACCAAGCTGCGCAGATCACGCTCAGCTGCATCAGGGGCGGACCGTAGTGTCCGCTCCATGGCTGGGCGCCGCGCTTCTTTCAGGGCGCGGCGTGAGTTCTGGACAAAGTTCCTGATCTCCATGGCTGTCCCTTTGGATGCGGCGTTCCAGTCGGCCACGGCTGCCTCGATCTCACGGGCGCGGGCGCGGTCGCTGCGCATTGTCGCCCTGATCCACGCTGACCGAAAGCCGGTGGCAACCTCGCGTTGGTAGTCCGTCATGCGCTTGGCTGCCCGGATCATCTCGTACTGCTTGGCCGCCGCAGCCGGGTAGAAGCCCAGCGCCCGGGCGAGCACGGTGCCTGCGGTCATCTCGTTCGATACAACGTACCCACGCCGGTCCACGATGGCGCCTGTCTGCAGGTAGGCAGATGTATCCCCCAGTGCCCGCAGCATTGTGATGGGCGCCTCCCGCACCACGTCCTCCACGCTGACCGTGGAGGAGAACGGCAGCGCCAAGAGGTCCGCCGCGAACCCGGCTGTGCCGATCAGCATAGACGGTGCGGGGCCGAAGATTTCCCCTAGTCCGCGTGCCGGATCGCTGCCAGCTAACAGGATGTCGGTGCCCGGCAGCAGGTTGCCCAGCGACGTGCGGCCCGCAATGTCGGCGGGGACGTACTCGTTGACGAACCCCTTGAGCAGTGCAGGGGACATACCCGGCAGGATGCTGTCGATGAACTTGGCTGTCTCGAACCTCGCGCCCTGCCACCCCGTGATCTTGAGGCGTTGTGCCAGCGTGTCGGCCAAGTCCTCCAAGTCCTCAGCAAAAGGCAGACCTGCGATGCCACTGAGCAGGACAATCCCGGCGACCATGCCGAGCTTCCCGTTGCGCGACAGGTTCATGAACATCTGCACCGACGTGGTCGGGAAGACCTTGTACATGTACATGAAGGACTGGATACCAGACCGCCATGCCGGCGGACGGTTGAGGACGGAGTACTCCCCCATGGTGTACTGCAGCGCCTTGACGGCGAAGGCCCGGGCGGCGGCGTCTGCATCTGCCTCGTTGTTGCCGGCGGCGAGCTTGCGCGCGAACTCCAGCCGGTAGGACGCGAGCCCCAGTGTCCGGCGGCTGGCCTGTTCCGTGACGTTGAAGGTCCACATCCAGCCATCGAGGAACTTCTGGGCGAAGCCAGAGGAGGTACGGCCACGGGCCGTGCCGACCAGCGCGTTGGATTGGGCCGGGATCATGGCCCCATCACGGATTTCCTGCGCGATGAACGCTGCCTCGCGGGCGTTGATCCCGTACTTCTTCTGCAGCGACGTATCGGTAGAGACCTTGTCGTAGAACTCGGCGGTGTTGACCTCGCGGCTGGTGACACCCGGGGCGCCGACCTGTTTCCCTGCCATGGACATCGCTGACACAACATTGCCGACCGCGAACCCACCACCGAAGCCGGTCTTGGGGTTGTAGCTGGACAGGTACGGCACCCCGTTGGTCACAAGCGACAACACGTTCAGCGCGCCGGTGGCGACAGAGCCGCCGAGCTGCATCATGGAAGTGGCGGCGCGGATGCGCGACACCATAGGACCAGACCCGAAGTCCGACTCGTCCACATTCTTGTTCCCATCGAGGAACGAGACCGTGTTGGCCGCCTCATTGTAGAACTGGTTGGTCCTGCGCGGCTTGCCCCCGCCCGGGTTGGTCTCGTTGTACATGTAGGCGTACTGCTCGTAGGCCCGCTGCGCGTCCGCGATCTCCTCCTTGCGTGCCGTCGGGTTGGCAGCCAGCGAGGCGGCCCTGTCCTTCAGGTCCTGCAGTGCTTTGGCATCGCCGTTCCACAGCCGGTTGGTGGACTCCATGCTGCGATCCATGAGCTCGGCCAGCCGCGGACGCATCATCACCTTGGCGATGGTAGAGGCGCGGCTCTCGATGTGGCGCATGGTTGCCATGACGCCATCCATCTTGGCGCCCGGAGTGAACGAACGCTCCAGCCGGTTACGAGCGTTGCTGTTCTGACGGGTCAGGGCAACGATGACGTCTTCCATCTTCTCGGGGGTGAGGGTGATGTCAAACTGGCGCAGGCCACGAACGAACTCGTTCAGGTTCAACTCCGGCGGCGCGGCGATGGCGTCGAGGGCCCGCTCCGAGACAGCGCGCAGCTTCACCTTCTGCAGCGTGTACTGCCCGGCGTCTTGGTCATAGGCCATGACCTCGAACTCGGTGGCGCCAAATAGGGTGTTCGTCTTCTGCACAGCTTCCATGGACTCGGACGCCGAGTCGAACTGGGAGTAGACCAGCTGCTCGCGGTAGCTGTCCTGCAGCCGCACGGTCTTGCCGCCGACGTAGGCTTCCACCCGCATCTGGAATCTGCCGTCGCGCAGGATGGGTGTGTAGCCAGTGACGATGGTAGTCTTGGTGGACTTGTCGGCATCCTTGCTGGCAATGTCGGACATGATGATCTGTTTGATCTTGTCCTGCACCACGTACCTGTTCTCGCCCAGCTTTGCGCGCGCCTTGAACGCCTGCAGTTTGACGATCAGGTCGTCGGCCATCTGGGGTTGCATGACAGCGGACAGAGTCCGGCGCTCCGTGCCGTCCTTGTCCAAGAAGACCCGGTCCTCAACCAACAGTTGGCGCAGGGTGTCGAAGCGATCCGAGTCTTTGCCGATCAGTGCACTGTTGGCGGTGCGCAGGATGTCGTTGGCATATGTCTGGAAGTCCACATCCATCATAGCCCGGCCGGCTGCATCCTGCGTGATGTTCGATGTGTAGAGGTTGCCGTAGGTCTGCGACAGCGTGGTCATGACCTCTCGCTCGGCGGCGCTCAACTCCCCCTCGGGTACGGTCGCGGCGATCTGGCGGAACGCAAGGTCGCGCTCCTGCAGGGAGCCGTCGTATCGGGCCTTCAGCAGCTCAAGCTCGATGTCGTCCATCGCCTCACGGACTTTGGTGTAGCCCTTCCACTCGATGCTGTCCGCAGTCAGCCCGCTGACCCCGGCGAAACGCTCCTTCTTCGTGATGGTCTGGCCTGCCTCGTCGAAGGTCACGTCGTACTCGAACCCGTCGCGCATCTCAGCGAGGCTGCGGTGCCCGATGGCACGCAGACGCTCGATCTCGCCAGTGTTCTTGGTGAGCTTGCCATCCACCATGGTGAACAGCGGGACGTTGCCCAGATCATCTACTTGTCGGGTCTTCGCCACGGCCGCCCGCTGACCGGCATAGAGCATCTGATTGACCGTCCCGGTCTGCTTGTCCGAGATGCCACCCACCTCGCCCGCGATGGCGCGGTTCAGTACGTCGCGCAGGCGCTCGTTGTAGCTGACCTTTAGCGACATGGATATGTTGCGGGTCTCGTCGATCAGCTCCTCCAGCCGTGCCAGTCCGGGGTTCTGGCGGGCGCGGAAGTTGGTGAGGCTCAGGAACTTGGCCTTGAACTCGTCCCATGTGGTTACCGAGTTGACGCCTTGGCCTTTGATGTAGGCCCAGCCCTCCTCGATGCTCATGGGGAGGCCGCCGATCTCGTCCCGCAGCAGGCCAGCGGAGATGTTCACGTCGCGGAGGGCCGGAGCAGTGGAGAACCGACCCGTGCCACCGAAGGACTCGACCGCATGCAAGCGGCTGCCGACGGCCTGCGCATCGAATGCGGCGCCAGTCTTGGTGCGCGCGTACCGCCGGGCCTGATCCAGCAGGTAGCGGGTCATCTCGTCGCCGGTGCGGATGCCTAGCTTGTTCAGGAACCCCTTGATCCCGTTCCACACGCGCGCCACGATGCTGGTGTCCAGCACGGCGGCGTAGTCAGAGAGGTATTCCTCCACAGCTTCAGCCCGCGATATGCTTGGGTTCGTGCTCATGGCTGCGTCCACAGCCCGCTGTGTGCGCGAGTCGCCCTTGTAGATCAGCTCCATCAGGGCATCGAACTTGCCGGCAGGCATGATGGCCCGCAGCCCGTAGTGGCCCAGCGTCTCGTGGGCGAGGACGAAGCTCAGCTGCTGCTCGGTGGCAATGCGGTCAGAGAAGACGATCACCTCGCCGTCGCCGAAGGAGTACCCCATGGCTTGGGCGGTGTCGAAGTCACCCTGCGTCCGGGCTGCCACAGCGCGGGCGTAGAGCCCCGGGTTCTTGGTCTTGAGGTCGGCCTGATTGCGCGCCACAGTCACCTTGGGTGGCCGGGTCAGCTTTGTCACAAAGTTGCGCACCAGAAGCTGCACCCGACCCGTAGCCATGGGAGTGACGGACTTGCCATCGAGGTCGACAGCCCCGTCTATGGTGTTCCAGTTGGCGAGGAAGGGCCTGCCGG